CTTGCTGGTCTCTTGGCTGTACGCCACTTGCTTGAGGCTGAAATGCAGGAGCTTCAGACGGAATAAATCCAGCCGCTTTCGCACCTTCCAACTGCGTTCTGTAAAAAGCCAGTTCGGCATCCTTCTGCACTTTTTCGTTGCCCCAGTTATTCAGTGCAGGCGCAATCTCGTTTGCATAGAACTGTTCATTTGAGCGTTTTGCCAGTTCAGCAGCTTCTTTGGCCGCTGCAATCGCTTGGCGTTCCTGTTCAATTTCTCCCTGCGTCTTTTGAACAGTCTGTCGTTCTTGTTCAGCTTTTGCTACTGCTTCCTGTGCCGCTTGGCGTTCCTGTTCCGCAGTCGTCAAAACACCAGTAAACGCAGTAATCGCCTTCGCATCAAGCGTTGCAATCTGCTCATCAGTCAAACCGGATTGCTTCAAAATTTCATGAACCGTCGGCATTTTACATGTTCTCCCGAAGCATTAATATTGCGGTTGCTGTCCCATAGGCGTCGGCTGTGCAGGTGTCACCAAAGCTGTTTGCATCTCTTGAATGCCTTGCGATACTTTTTCTGCACCTGAAGCCAAACGCGGATCTGCGGCAGCCATCTGTTTGGCTGTCTGAAACCAACGTGCAAGCAGCATTTGCAAAGGATTGGCAGGAGCCTGCGAAGGTGCACCCTGCTGGGGTGCTGCGCCTTGATCGGGCGGCGGCGCACCCTGAGGCGGTGCTCCACCCTGTGGAGGTGCTGCACCTTGGTCTTGCTGGTCCGGCATAGGTTGTGGAGTTGTAGCCATTGGGTCTCCCTAAGTTAGGTTCCCAACGGCAGCATAGCTACCGTTGGGAACAGATAGCTACGCCTTGATGCTGCTCTTCTTGCTGCGGGCCTTGCGATGTCCCTTGCGACCCTTCTTCAGGTGGCTGGTCTTCATTGCGCTAACACGATGACGCTTTGCCATGACGTTTCTCCTTGGGATTGAAATAGAAATGGCTCAAGAGCCATTTCTGGTCTTGAGCCATTGCTGATTCCCCAAGGAGGGGGGGCATGCCGCTCAGTGATTCTTTTAGAGCTATAGGCCGAATCTTTTTTCGAGTCAAGAGTTATTTTTACAAAACTTTTTCGCCGATATCAAGTGCAGGTCGAATTTCTGCCGCTTGCGCATCAGAAATCTTGGTGCGTTGCTCAATATTGACGCCTTGCACAGAGCCTTGGTTGTATTGAATCACCATTTTTCCTGTTGTTTTTGTCACTTTCAGAATTTCATTCAGTTGTTCCACATCCACAGGCAATTCAATGCTTGCTTCCGTCAAGTAATAGTCTTTCTGAATCTTGATCTTTGGCTCCATGCTCTTCTCCCTTTTTCTACGATTCTGTTACCACGGTCCGCGGTTCTCCACCTTGTGCGCCTTTTTGTTTAATGCGTGGCGCTTTTGCTCCTGAAGATGGCCGTCCGCCGCCACCACCTTTTCCGCCGCCTTTTCCTTTACCACCGCCTCCACCGCCTTCGCCTCCTGGTGGTTGCAATCCCAGTTGCTGCATCAACTGTTGCGCTGCGGCTGCAGCCAGAATCTTCAATTTCTGCGTTTCCAACTCTTCGTTAAACCATTTCTCGTGTTCCGTATTTCCTGCAATTTCGCCGTAATTTGGAATATCCAGATTTTTCATTACGGTGCACCAGGAAATCGGCGCTCCCCCACGCTTCAACTGCAACATCATTAATTGACGCTGCATCTGTGTCACCTTCAGCAATGTGCTTGGCACTGAAGTAAGTCGAATTTGCTTCGCAAACCACCGTGCACGGGTTAATTGATCATAGCGAGACGGACCCGACGGAAAATTACCACCCACCATTTCATCCGGCATATGGCTCGGCACCAAATCGTCCGGATTGTAGTCAAAAACTTCACGCGCAATGTTATCTGGTCCTACATACTCCATGATTCGTTTCACATTGAACCATTGCAGAATCAGAAACTTCATCCGGTATCCAACTGCCTTGTTCGCTTTTTCAATGCGGGCGGCAATTCCCTTCGCAATCGGACCAATCGATTCCAGCATCTTGTCCGCTGTATCATTGGCAATATTCATCTTCACGTTTTGCAAATTGCCAAGGTCTGTCAGTCCAAGCTGGGCCTGTTTGGCTTCCTTCAAATACTTCAAAAACGTAAAATGCTCTGATCGAACGTTTACGCCTTCCGGCAAAAGCGATTGCAAAATGTCTTTCGGTTTTCCATCCACACCATAGCGAACATCTTGTTCAAAAATGTCAAAATGCTCAATCTTTGCGCCACCCGTAGCTGTGTGGTCATAGCCAATCGGCGGATTCAAGGTAATCGTAATTACGTCATCAATCTTGCGTTCAATCTTCCGCGTTGTAGTTTCAATCGAAGAAACATCACCTACCAAAGACCGTCCCAGCGGTTCCCAGGCCCAATCGTCTACGGTGTACTGAATCACCGGAATCTTTCCGTCCCAATCAAAGGTTGGCCCGTCATACATCGGTCGATCCAACCCTGTTGAGGTAATAATGAGCCGCAAGTTCGGATACACGCGGCAATCTTCCACAGTCGCCGGGCGCATATACGGAAGTCCATTGCGCATTCCGCCAAAGATATCTTGGCCAACCGTAGGCACTTTATAAAACCAGCTTGTGTTCGGATCGCCCATCGGCAATTCGTAGCCCGTATTATTGATGCGCAGATCGCGCACAAAGGTATAACGGATTTCCGTATAGAGATTGCCGAAGTTTCTTCCCTCTTCTCCATAGCGATAGCGCTCGGCATAATCCATACGCCGGGCTTGCACGCGTGTCTTATAACTTCGCGGCCCCACAGTCTGCAAGTGACCCTGGAAAAGCGGAAAACGCCCATGCGCTTCTGCAATCGGCATGTAGTCGTATACAGTTACGGCATAGGCATCCTGCACATCGTTGCTTCTTGGCATCTGCACAGGAATTACATCCAAAAGTCCAAGCGCATCAAACACCATCTTGCGTTCGCCATAGCCGTATTCATCCGCGCGCACTTTCGGCCATAAATAGCCAATGCCCATCACTGCGGCATACTGCAAAACTTTTAAAATTTGGAACGGAAAATCAGATTCCAGATAAACGGCCTTTGATACTTTCGTCAGCATCTCCGCCATTTGTTTATAAGCCGAAATATCCGATCCAAAACCAGCAATTTCACGCACTTCCGCCAACGTTTCGCAGAATTTTCTGATGTCGTATTTCAGCTCGTTGGTAACCAGATTCGAACGCGATTTATCCCGGAAAATCGCATCAAAAACACGCAAATTTGTGCCTAGATTTTTGTAACAAGACTGCCCTTCAAGGAAGCCTTCTCCTTCCTCGATCTGCTCTTCAATCCAACCGATTCGTGCACTCGGCGTACTTTCAAATTTCGGTACTTGCCACGCAATAGTTTCCAGTTCCACGTGGTACCTATTTCTTTTTCATTGAAATCCTGAACTATGAGCGCATAGTAGGCGAAACTTGTTTTACCGTCTATGCCAATTTCTTTTCATCTCACCCCATAAATCCAATAAGTTCAGTTAGAACACAAACGTGTCCATTGAACGATTACATACATCAATGTCCATGCTCATAGCCCTCCGCATGAAGATAACTTTCGCGCTTCCATTTCCACTTAGCTTGCCGCTGATCATAAAGTTCAAGATGGCGCTGCAAAAACTCACGATTCTTCCAGTCACGCGCTTTAGCAATCTGCGCATGGATGTGGCCACGCAAGTTGCGCACTAATTCAGCTTCGATATATTCGCGATTTTCGTCTTCCATCGCTTCGCGCTCGGCTTCCTGTTCGCGCATGCGTTGTGAAAGCCGCTCGGCATCGTGCGCGGTATTGCACACAATCTTTTCGTAGAAAGTTGGTGCCGGATATTCTTCAGGCAATCCCATCACAAGCTGACCATTCGTGGTATTCAGCCAAAAAACAATTTTGCGACTCAATTGCGCGTTCAATCGAATACTCCTACTGAAACCATGTTGAGTGAGCAAACTGCTTTGCTCAACGGTGGCATCTTTTCTTGCGGCAATGCATAACGTTTTTGTGACCGTTCAGCAAGAATGTCAAAGTCGTGCGCGGTAAAGAAGGATTGCGCCGCCGCTCGCACGCGATCATCATGCTGACCGCTGCGATGCGTCATCTTGCTTTTGCCAGCCGCTTCATGTCGTTCCAAAGTTTTCAGTTCTTCAATCAGCCACTTCGATGCCGGTCGATACCAGCCGCCATTCACAGCTTCTGTAAAACGCGTCATCAAAATCGGCACGCTCCACACATTCGAGTACCATCCCTGCTTTTTCCCGGATTCATCCTTGATCTTTTTGCTGTCGTAGCGGCGTGGAATGTGATGCCAATGAAAGCCCATCAGCTTCAGCTGGTGCTGGCATGTATCGCCAGGTCGCGTAATCTGCTCCACACAAAATTTCACGCCTCGCGCATCGTGCGCATGCTGGCCATACCACGCGGCCATGCAAGCTGCAAAGCCCACTACTTGCGCAGAGTTGATGCGGTTCGATACCAGCTCGGCCACTTGATAGTCGTATTCATCCCCAAACCGATTGCGCGTCATCGATACGCAAGTACGGTCTTCATCCTCTTTGCCCAAACCATCCGCAGTATCAATACCGCAGCTATACGTGTAACCCTGTTTTGGTTCTTCATAAACCAGCAACTTATCAAAAGTTTCAGATTCCACGTCTTCGTCTACAGGCAAAAGCGGAACCAGAATCCAGTCAAAATATTGGCCTCTATCCGATTTCCAGTTCACGCGAATATGCGGTTTGTCATAATCGACAATCGTTTCATTGGGTTCAAAACCTTCATCGATGGAATCGCCCGTAATCGCATAAGCCTGCACCGGCTTTTTTCTTTCTTTAGAATCGCTGCGCACTTCATAAATGTGATCTTCAATCTCCTGGATCACATCAGGTTCAAACACACTGTCATACAAGCCCGTCAAGGCTTCAAAATCATCCGCTGGCATCTGTGCCAGCCAGATTTTTTGACTATGGTTCTTGCAGGATTTGTCGTAGTTGAACTGCCAAAACCATTGCTGTTCGAGCGGCATTCGCCAGTTGGTGCCAACTACGCGAGACAAAAACGGCGTATTGCGAACAAACAATTCCGCACGAGCTACATGTTTCCGTGTCGCTTCAAGACGCTTTTCATAAAAACGTTCTGGCACCGGAAATTGACTGATCCAATCCTTTTCCGGATACAGATCCGTTGCCATCGGCCAAGGAATGAACACCGGACAAAGATCATGCAACCCTTTCGGAAAGTCTTCTTTGGCCGCACGCCATGTTTCAGCCAACCATCCGGTATTGCCGCCACCCGTGCCTTCAAACACCATGAAGAGGTTTTTCGTGCTGTGCGTTGCACGCAGCAGTCCCTCTTCAATCACTTTTTTGGGCTTCGGAATGTCAGCAAGTTCCGATACATGAATGCAGGTCGGCGTCCAGCCTTGCGCGATGCCGGTTGCCTGCATACCCGATTGAATCGAAAGAACCGATCCATTATCGAAGGCACCCTTGGGCAAACGCCGTGGCACCAGCCACCAAGGGCAGCGATTGTAGGCAATATCCAGAATGCGGCCGATCAACTCAGACTTATCTGCCTGCACAGAAGCCATCACGGCCTGCGTGTGTGGAATAAACAGCATTCTGTGAAGGAATTTCAGAGCGGTTTTTGTGGTGATGCCAACCTGCCGCGCTTTCAAAATCAGCAAACGAATAGCAACTTGCCGTTCGTCAAAGTCTGCAATCACAGAATCGAAAATCTCCTGCGATTTGCGATTTCTGAATTTGAAGATCTCACCGCCTTCATTGCACACAAATCCATAGCGGCTTTCAAAATAGTCGCTATTTAAAGCGCAAAGAGCTTGCTCATTCTCAATCCAGCGCCAGATTTCCTTTTGTCGTTTCTGAGTGATCGCACGAACAAGCGTGATATAGGAAGAGCGGGAGTTTGTTTCAATTTTTACGAGAGAGTCGATGTAATGTTTAAATTCATCAACCTGATCAAGCGTATGAGGAGTAGGCATCCACCCCTCACGCGCGGCAAATTCA